AAATTACTTGATCCGATGTCATTGGCATTTCAGCGCCAACCATTCTTAAGAAACCTGATAACGTTCTGTTACCAAATCTTTCTACTTCTTGCTCATAGAGCTCAGGTAGATATTGTTGTGCAAAATCTGCAAAATTAGCACCAGCTGCATCATTCCACTGTAAATAATTAGTAGAAAGGATCGATTGATCTTGAGTAGGTGATAATCCAGCATTAGTCACTGTGAATTGTCCCATTATATTGAGTTTTTATTTTTTTCTTATTTTTAATTTAGCACTATTTATTCCACTAACCGCTTTTATTTTCATGCCACCTAAAAATACTGCATCTGGATCAGGAGATAATCTTGGCTCAGAATTTATATTTTTAGACTTAGCAAACTCTGTTTTCACAGCGTCAGCTTTTCCTTGTTCATAAAAGTGACTAGCTATAGTGTCTATGTTTTGTGCCGCAAACAAAGATTTGTGGTAGTTACTTAAATCTGTAATTGCCCCATCTTCATTTAAGAACTTCTTAAGAAAATTTGCAATATCATTTTGATTTTTTGCTAACTCATTTGGATTACTAACTTGATATTTTACGTTTTTGTCTTTTAATTTAAAATCAAAACCTTTGAAATCTTCATTAAAAAACTGGTTTGATCTATCAATAAAATCTTCACGAGTCTTATTTACCTTGTCTTGCTCACTATTGTATCGATTGAAAAAATCCATAGCTTTTTGTTGCTCTTGAGTAACGCCCGGTCTCAACTTGATCTCGTCGTAATATTTACTCTTAGTTTGCTCTAAAAAGTTTTTGGCTTTAGCAACCTCTTCCTTTATTGCAAGCTTACGCTTACGTACAGTTTTTTCATCATCTTCTTCCTCATCATACGAAAATTCATCATTAAGTAAAAACTCAATTTCTTCGTTATCTAAATGAGGTTTAGATTGTTTATAAAATTCTTTTAATAAAGTAACATCATCAGCTGATGAATAATCAGCATTTAATCTTACATAGTCTTCAACTGTTCCACCCGTTTCTTCCATAAATGAAACTAGTTTTTCTATATTTTCTGGTAAAGGTTTTCCTGTTACTTTCTCATCTCTTATAGCTTCTTTTAATTCACTAGTAGCTTCCTTAACTTCTTCTTTAACTTCTTCTTCTTTTACTTCTACTATTGGTGAAACTACTTCTTCGGTGCTCCGTACTTCTTCAACCACTTCTTTGCTACTTGTCTCGTTTTTCTTTTCTTCGACAATAACATTGCTATCATTTGTGCTTTGTGTTTGAATGGCATCTTCTTTGTTTTTATTTAAATCTATCTTAGCTACTTCAGTTTCTTTTACTTCTAGTTTTTTAGATAAATCTATTTTGTTAGATTCTGGTTTGTTATTGGATAATTTTTTAGGACGCTTTTTTATTTTAAAGTCACCCTCCTGTGGTATGTTTTCTTTATTTTCCATGATATGATATTATATAATAATTTGCCTAGTTATTAGGCATTTCAAAATTGGTTGGCAATGTGCCATCCTGTCTTTGTTGTATTAGTTGACTTTGTTGAGTTGCTTGTATTTTAGTTCTTTCATCTTTACGATCTTCTATGAAAGCTTCTTTATCTCTCATTCCTTGAACTTCCATAGATTTTAACTCTTTGTCAAATCCATACTGTAATTCTATTAATTGCTTTTTTAATTCAGTTTCGCTCTGCATTCTTTGTAATTCAAATTGAGATTTTCCTTGCTCTATTTGTAAAGTAGTTTGTGCTAAAGCTTGTTGTTTTTGAACTTCAGCCATAGCTGCTCTTTCAGAAGCTTGTGCATTTGCGTCTGCTTGAGCTTTTATATTAGCTAAGTTATTTTGTTGATCTTTTTCAGCTTTTTGTTCTTGCTTAAGTTTTAGCAACTTATTAGCTAATTTTAGATTTTTTATTTCTCTAATTTCTATAGCGTCTGGCAAGCTTATTGACTGTTGTTGTAAAGCTACTTGTATGTTTTGTTCAAGTGATGCTTTTGCTTCCTCGTCTGGTTCAACCTCTAGATATATACCAAAATCATATAAGTGAAGATTTTGTATTTCTTCTAATGTTTTAACATTGTATAAACTTATACTGTCTATTAAACTTTCTCTTAATAAATCAAATTGTATACTATCGGCAACTCTTAATGATATATTTTCACAAGCTCTTAATGTTAAAAACAAACTAGCATTTAATATATGTCTAGTTGCTACGTTTGAATTAGCTGCAGCAAGTTTTTGTAAACCAACTAATGATTGTTTGTCTGGCATTGTACCATCTCTAGCTTCATTAAGTCCGGTTACATCTCTAATCATTTTTAAATAATACTCGTATGTAGATATAAGAGAGTTTATTTTTTGACCACCTGAAGAAGTATTTAATTCTTGTATTGGAACTTTACCTTGGTTAATATCACCATCCTGAGTCATTGATCTACCAACTATACTACCTGTTTGAAAATACATGTTTAAAGCTTCTGCTGGATTATAGTTAGTTCCATTACCTAAATCTACCTCAGCTAATCCATCTACATCCATAAACACACCGTCTGGAACTACTCTAGAAAGCACTTGCTGCAGTTTTAAGGAAGTTAATTGAATCATGTCAGCAAAACCTATCATACGTTCTACAGTTGACTCTATACGGCCTTTATACATGTGAGGTGCAACTAGTTGGTAATTCATATTAACTTTAACAGTATTTGAATAAGGTCTAGTCATGTTTTCTGCTATCTTCCAGTCTAACATTATGTCGTGGCCTAATATTTTAGCCCCAGAATACAATACTTCTATTGATCTAGAAACTTTGTCAAAGTTATCGCTTGGTGGTGGATTAAAGAAGTCAGGCTTTTCTAAAGCTTTTTCTAAACCGTTTTCAGTATATTTAATTTTATATACTTGATCCATATAAGTTTTATATTCAAAATATAATACTTGTACAGTGTTGTTATTATCTTTGCCTGTCCAGTTTCTAGTGTAATTAGTATTACCTGGGAATTTTTGTATTTGTTCTAATTGTTGAGTTGTTAACTCAGGAAACTCTTTTTTAAGTTCTGGTAAGCTAATATTTTTAACTTCACCAACGTAATATATATCTTCAAAATTAGGATCTTCCGTATAAGACCAAACTAAATTAGCTGGATCAACATAGTCAACAACAATACCTTCTGATTTATTCCAAGAAGTTTTAACAGCTCCAATACCTAATACAACTAAGTCTCTGTTGAATCTAGCTCTAGTTAAATCATATTTGTTTTTAGCTAAAGTATTGTCTATTAATTCTTCTTCTGCTATTTCTATAGACTGCTTGTAGTCTAGCTGCATATGTATTTCTAGCTCTTCTTCTGTTTCTGGAGCTCCTGCAGGCGCTTCTTTTAAATCTATACCTAGTTCCTGCTGCATTGTTTGAATAAACTCTCTAGCTTGAATATCTCTGTATATTTTATTTGCGTATTCAGTTCTTTTCTTTTGTGAAGCTGGATCTTGAGAAAAAGCTTTTATTTCGTACATCTTATCTGACATACCATTTACTACTATATCTACAAATTTAGGTATAACAGGAACTGGCTTCCAATCTAAGTTTAAATAAGACAAGTCACCATTAATAGATAACTCATCTTTATATTTCTGAACAGATTGTTCTCCTCTAGCATAAAGCCTTCTTTGGTGAAATATAGTATAATTAAAAGAATATCTATTACCACCGACTCCTTGACTAAACCATTCACCTTCTATAGCTCTTGCTACTTGCAGACCATATTCTGCAGTCATTTTCTCTTCTTGTGGAATTACTTGATCTGGAAAAGAGCTTCTAGTATTAGTGTATATCATTTATTTATTAATTTTTGAAAGAAATCCATCATTATTATACTTTTTTATTCCTAAATTTACTTTTTTTAACGTTCTGTCTGCTATTGGTTTATATTTATTTCTATTACAAGCCATAATAGCAAGTCCAGAACTAATAGATGCATCGTGTTTTGTTCTATTGTTTATATTAAATTTTCCCCAGTCTTCTAATGTATCTTGATGATACATGTCTCCATATCCATGTTCGTTTAAACCCACATAAGTATCAATGTAAGCTTCAATAGCTGCAGCGTGTGCTTGTTTAATATCTTCACTAGAATTAGGTATACCACCTATTTCTTTTTCTGTTGTAGATAGTTTATTCCAAACTTTATCAGGACGATTCATTGAAAAACCTCTATAACCTCTACGTTTAAAATAATACAATAATCTAGGCTTATTATTCTCAGCTAGTATTGGCATACCATAAAATACACAAGCCATTAAAACATCTTCAAAGAATATTTCAGCTGTTTGTGGTCTTGATATATATTCTAAGAAAAAATGATTAGATGGTGCTTCGTCCATAGAAAACTTAGTTAAGCCATGTAAAGCTCCTTTAGAACCTCTACCATCAACAGTTCCTGATATATCGTAACTATCACAACCAAAAGCGCCTATATGATCATTACCTGGATATTTAGTTCCAGTTTTCATAATTACTTGATTTTGAAGTAATTTAGGTGGCACCCAACTAATTTTAAATCTACCATCTTTATTTGGTACAAATATTACTTGTGTATCTTTAACACCATTTAACCATTGAAAACTACCTTTAGTTATGTTTGTTCTATTATTAAACTCTTCGTTATAATCTACTTGTTCGTATATTTTAGTAAGATTAAAAAGACTTTGTTTAGTTTCATCTCTAAAAGCATGTTTTTCAGTTCTTGGAAACTGCCTATAATATTCATTTAAACTATCTTGATCAGACTTTAATCCTTCTACTTCGTTTTCCCAGTGTTCAATAACTCCCGTTGTAATGTCAAAACCATCAACTCCTTTGACTGGATTTTTACCTCCAATGAAGACAGGTAGTCCATAAGTATTAATGAATCCCTCATAGTTCCATTCCATAGGAACGAACAAGCTATAGAGTCCAGAAGATGTTTGTCCGTTTCGATTTCTTTTATTAACG